CGTGAACACTGTCACACCAGACTTCAAGCAGGCTGTGGCCGAGAGGCTTCTGGAAACTTACAATGTCATGGTCGCTGTTGATGATGATCCTGAGAACCGCGAGAGATTCCGAGCGCTTGGGATTACTGCTTTGGCTACTGATGAGGTGCCTGATGTTGAGGGTGAGGACCGAGCTGAACCTGGTGAGCTTTCTGTTGGTGACTTTGTGGAGTGGGACTCTTCCGGTGGTATGGCTCGGGGTCAGATAACTCGGATTGTGGTTGACGGTCAGATCAATGTGCCTGACAGTGACTTTGTAATCAACGGATCGGAGGACAACCCTGCAGCGCTTATCAGGGTGTGGCGTGAGTCTGAGAACGATGAGGGCATGATGGAGTGGAATCCCACTGACACTCTTGTCGGTCACAGATTCAGCACCTTGACTTTGATTGACCGGTTGGATGAGCGTTCTGAGATTCGCCAGGTTGACTTGACTCCACCGGCTTACATGCGTGCAAGCGCTCGGAGGGGTTTGCAATGGCATGAGGCTGGCCTGTCTGGTGATGGTTTGATGCCTGCAACTGTGCGTGAAGCTAGAGCTTTGGCTGATGGTTCGGTCACAGCTGACAAGTGGGTGCGCATCAGGGCTTTCCTTGCAAGGCACATGGTGGATTTTGATGCACCAGCCGCCTCGCCTACCAGTGATGACTTCCCCAGCCCTGGTGTTGTTGCTATTGCACTTTGGGGTGGAGGCACCACTAGACGGTCTGCGCAACGCGCGATGGACTATGCGGATGGCGTGATTGGTAGAATAGAAGCAGAGAATGAAGGTCGCGCGAAAGGCGAAGCATTGAGCAAGATGGAAACACGCATCAATCCAGCACAGTTTGAACTGCGTGAAACACCGGAGGGCATGACCTTCACTGGTTACGCTGCAGTCTTCAACAGTGACAGTGAGCCTTTGCCTTTCATTGAGCGTATCGCTCCAGGAGCTTTCCGAGGTTCTTTGCGCAACCGCAACGACATCAAACTGTTGTGGAACCATGACACAGGGCAGGTGCTTGGATCTACTCGAGCCGGCAACCTTCGCCTGACAGAAGATGACAGGGGACTGTATGTTCACGCAGTCCTGCCACGCACTACTCTCGGCAATGATGTCCGCGAGCTTGTCTCCACAGGAATCGTTGACTCTATGAGCTTTGGTTTCACTGTTGCACGCGGTGGTGATGAGTGGTCTGTTGACGGCTCTGTGAGGACTCTCAAGAAGGTAGTTCTCAGGGAGGTCAGCATTGTGTCATTCCCTGCCTACCCAGCCACAGCAGGCTCCACAGCGGTCCGAGGTTTGGACAAGGTTGCCAAGCGCGCAGAGGTTGATGCTGATGCTCTTGCTGATGCTCTGTTGAAGATTGAGAACGGTGAGGACATCACCACTGATGACCGCAACCTGATCACAACTGTCCTGGACAAGCTTGCACCGGTTGAGGCACCTGCACAGCTTGACAACGGTTTAGAGATGCTGGCTTTGAAGAAGAAGAAGCTGCAACTTTTGATGGGCTACTAATGGCCTCCAGGAATGACATTGAACAGGCCATCCTTGATGTTGCAGGGAATCCTGTCTCTGGTGTGATTAGGGACATGGCTGGAGCTTTCGCTGATGCCATTGTCGCATTGGATGAGGATCCTGCTGATACACCAAAGAGGGTGAGCCCTGTTCAGGGTACAGTTCAGCAGCGAGAAAAAGAGACTCGCGTTCTTGGGGCTGTTGAACAGCGATAGCGAGTTTCTCCCTGGCTAGTTTCCCCTTTCGGCTGGCCAGGGTTTTCTCTTTCCAGCAGTAAGGTAAGCCTTACTTGGTACTATTGAGATATCAGATTTGTGCGTTACCGCTGCTGAGAGCTGTTGAGTGTCACCACCGCAGCGCAACCACACAATCACAATCATTATTGAAAGGACATTACATGTCTGAGTTCATCAAGACTCAGGAAGAAGTCCGCGCCAACCTGACCATGCAGATCCGTGAAGTTTTGGATGCTGCCGAGCAGGACAAGCGTGGAATCTCCCAGGCTGAGTTAGAAAAAATTGACCGCATTGAGGCTGACATCACTCGCGCTGACGAAGCGCTTGAGGTTGCACGCCGCAATGAAGAGCGCGCTCTTGAGGCTGCTGCTGCTTCTCGCGGTTTTGCTCCTGCTGCTGAGGCTCGCGGAGATGCTGAGATCTTCCGCGCTATGGCACGCGGAGAAGTTCGTGAGCACAACTTCACTATGGAGAAGCGCGACCTTGTGCCTTCAGTGAACACTGTTCCCGTTGACTTCCTCTCGCGCGTATTCGCACTCGCAAAACTCGTTGGACCATACTTGGAGACTTCTGAGGTCTTCCAGCGTGACAGCGGTTCAGACTTGCGGATTCCAGTCCTCACCGCTTACTCCACCGCTTCAGAGTATGCAGCTGGGTCTGCTATCGCTGACAGCGAGCCCACCTACAGTTCTCTCTTGCTGCAGCCCACCAAGCAGGCCTTCATTGTGAAGCTTGCTAATGAGCTGATCTCTGATGCAGGCTTCGACATTGAGGCTTCCATTGCTGAGAACGCTGGTGTCGCTATCGGTACTCGCGTGAACGCTCTGGTCCACGCAGCTGTTACGGCAGTTGCCGGAGCAGGTGGAACGGCAGGAACGGCCACCAGTATTACGGCTGACGAGCTGATTTCGCTTTCTTTCTCTGTAGATGGCATGGCAAGAATGCTCCCAGGGGCCGGCTTCATGGTGAACACCAGCACGCTTGGTGCAATCCGCAGGCTCAAAGACACTTCGGGACAATACATCCTGAATCCCGTTGTGGGTGGTCCAAGCACTATTCTTGGTCTTCCGGTCTACGAGAACCCTGCAGTGGCTTCGATTGCTTCTGGTGCAAAGGCAGTTTTCTTTGGCCACTGGCCGAGCGTGAAGATCGCCCAAACGGGCCTGTCAACCAGTGTGAGCTCCGATGCATATTTCGCAAACGACATCACAGGCTACAGGTTCACTTACCGCATAGCCGCTGGTGTTGCGAACGGTGCAAACCACATCAAGTTCCTGCTCCAGCCATAAGGCTAGACTGAACTAAAGCATCAACCCCTGCCGGTCCTAGTGACTGGTGGGGGTTTTTGCTATTGTGGGCGCATGGCTATAGAAAAACTCAAGGGTGTTGTGTCTGTCGCATCCAACTCACCAGGACTTCCCACCGGCTATTCAGTGCAGGTGAGCATGTTGGTGGAGCGTATGAAACGGCATGGGATTCATGTTGGTGTGCTGTCCAACTACGGCAATGAGGGTTACATTGCGAAACACCGGACCAAGCATGGGGATTTGCCCATCTATCCCAAAGGTTATAAACCTTACTCTGATGATGTGATGGAGTTATGGCATGAACATCACCGCAGAGGATTTGAGACTCTGCCTCACTTCATGCTCACTCTCTACGATGTGTGGGTTTACAACGACTTACAAACAGATATCCCCATCTATTCTTGGGTTCCTCTAGATCATGTGACCATGCCACCTTTGGTGAAACGCTTTCTGGAGAAGGACAATGTGACTCCGATTGCTATGGCACCTCATGGGCAGAGACAGCTCGCTGCAGCAGGTTTTGAGGCTGACTATATTCCGCATGCTGTTGATACTAAAGTTTTCAAACCTACGCAACTGTTTCGGGGTGTGGAGACTAGGGAGTTCATGGGGATTGGGAAAGACAAGTTTCTGGTGACAGCTGTCATGGCGAACAAGGCAAACCAGATAGTCCACCGCAAAGGGTTTGCAGAGCTCTTCCTTAGTTTCGGCATCTTCCATAAAGACCATCCTGACTCTCACCTGTATATTCACGCTGATGTTCTGCCAGTTGTCGGAGGGTTCCACCTTGGCACTCTCATGAAGTCTTCCGGTGTGCCTGAGACCGCTGTGACTTTCGCTAACAGGGATGAGTTGCGCACTGGTTACAGTGATGCGGACATGGCTGCGATCTATACAGCTTCTGATGTGGTGTGGATGGCAACCTATGGGGAAGGTTTTGGGGTGCCGATTATTGAAAGCGCTGCCTGTGGTGTGAGATCTATCGCATCAGATTGGGCGGCCACAGCAGACTTGATGAGCCCTGACAGCTTTCCGGTGCTCGGACAGCCATTTTGGGATTCGCCCCAAAGCGCTTTCTTTCAGATTCCGGTCCTTGCTTCCCTGGTAGAAGCCCTTGAGAAGGCATACGAGGCCAATAGAGACACTTCCACAGTGGCTAGGGAGTTCGCTATGCAGTTTGATGTTGAGAAGGTGTGGCAGGACCACTGGATGCCTTTTTTCCGCAAGGCTCTTTCTCAATAGTGTGGGTGGACTCTGGCGCTAAACTAGAGGCTGGAGGCTTTTCATGGCAATAAGTAACGGATACGCCACACTCGCTGATGTGAAGGCGGCACTAAGGATCCCCACCGGTGACACTCAGGATGATTCTCTGCTTGAGATAAGCATTGAGGCTGCATCAAGACAGATTGACGGTTTCTGTGAGCGCGTTTTCACTCAGTCAACCGCGACAAGGATTTACAGGCCTACCGATGTGTTCACTGTGGACATTGATGATCTGCAAACCCTGACTTTTCTGAAGACTGACAGTGATGGTTCTGGGGTGTTTTCGACAACCTGGTCTGCTACCGATTACCAACTGAATCCTCTGAATGGGATATCTGGTGGAATCCGGTCCCCTTACACACAGATTAGGGCTGTGGGTGAGTACCTGTTCCCCATCTATGAGCCACAGAATGTGAACTCCAATGAGGCGAGCGTGCAGATTGCTGGGGTGTGGGGTTTCGCCACTATTCCGACAGCAATCAAGCAGGCCACCATCATTCTCTCTATGCGCCAGTTCAAGCGTTACGATTCACCTACAGGTGTGATGGGCTTTGGAGATTTAGGTGTCATGCGAGTGGGAGCTGTAGATCCCGATATTTCTGCGTTGCTTATGCCTTTCAGAAGGATGTTCCTCGCGTGAGTATCACTGACATTAGGGATGGTATTGCTACTAACCTAGCAACCATCTCCGGCTTGCGCACTAGCGCAGAGCTCCCAGACCAGCCAAGCCCACCTATCGCTGTGGTCCAACTAAACAATGTGACTTATGATCAGGCGTTCCAAGGTGGTCTGGTGCTATACAACTTCACCATCACTGTGATTGTGGGCAGGGTTGCTGAGAGGGTTGCACAGCAACGACTCAACGCTTTCGCTTCTACAGGGGCCGGTGGAATCAAGGCTGCTCTACAGTCTGACCGGACTCTTGGTGGTCATGCTTTTGATGTGAAGCTTCAAGAGATGACTAACATTGGTGCGATAACATTAGGGGAGCAACAATACTTGGCAGCAGAGTTTGCGGCCATAGTTTACGCAGACTAAGGAGACATTGTGGCAGTTTTTTCAGCTACAGATTACGACATTACGATCAACGCTGTTGATTTTTCTAGCAAGCTTGCCGCATGCACTCTTGACATTACAAGGGAGCAGCTGGAAGTCACCAGTTTTGGCAACACTGCGCGCAGATATATTGCCGGACTTCAGGATGCTTCTGTGACTCTCAGCTTCCACCAGGACTTTGCTGTGGGCTCGGTTGACAGCACCATCTTCAGCAACCTGGGCGGCACTGTGGCAATCACCATCAGGCCAACCAGCTCTACTGTTGGTACGGCAAATCCTGAGTACCGGTTCAACGCGCTTGTGGTTCAAAGCACCCCATTTTCCGCAAATGTGGGGGATTTAGCCACGATGGACCTGACTTTTCCGGTTGATGGCGCAATCACCAGGGGTACTGTCTAAATAAGGTAGTATCTGTGACATGAACTTCAATCTGCTTGTCACTTTGCTTGATGGAACCTCCACAGAGGTCACTGGTGTTGCAGCTGACCTGGTTGCTTTTGAGTCTCACTTTGACTTGAGCGTTGCACGCTTAGGTGCTGAGGTCAAAATCACTCACCTTCTTTACCTTGCATGGCATGTTCTGAAGAGGACCGGCCAAACTAAAGACACTTTTGAGAAGTGGGTTGAGTCTGTGGACAAGGTGGAGGCTGGAAGCCCAAAAGGATAGAGGGCTTAGGGGATTCTTCCGCGCACTGGCTTATCGCTAATATCGCGGTTGAGACCGGCATAAGCCCTAATGAGCTTCTCGCTTTGACACCTCGCATGCTGTTTACTCTGCAGCGTGCTCTTGAGGCGAGGGTGAAGGCAGCCCAGAGGCCACGCAAGCGCAAGCGATAGAATAGGAAGCAGGATTGGAGTCTGCTTTGCTTGCTACTGAGATGCGCGTTGAGGGTCTCGCTGATGTGGGCAACATTCTGCGCGGTATGGATCGCAAGGTAGCTAATAAGGTGCGCGCTGATATGCGCTCATCTATTCTTTCGGTTGCTTCTGAGATTGCTGGGGATGTTCCTGCAACCCCTCCACTATCCGGTATGGGTCCTAACACTCGCAGGGGTGGGAATCCTGTGAATGGTGTGACTAGGTGGGCTGGTGTGCCTAAAGCTTCTGTGTCTTTCACGCCTGGTAGGGCTCGCGGTGGAAGCACAAGGATTTTGGCCATGAAGTTCACTGGTGGGAGCCGGACTGGTGGCGGTATCGGTTTTGATTATGCGGAGCTTGCCGGCAATAGCACTCGGCCAGGATCCAAGTTCTCCAAGGTTTACGAAAAAAACGGAATCCCAGGCTTCCAGCACAGGGTGACAGGGCAGGGAAAGGCCTTCAACGCCGGTATACGCCAAGCTAAGCCCATCAAAGGCAAGGCAGGATACTTTGTGTTTGATTCGGCTGTGAAGCGTTACAAGGGCATTGAGGGGCTTGGAAAGCGTGCGATTGAGAAGTATATGCAGGATGCAACACAACAGATTGCAAGGTTAAGGGCGGCACGCTAATGGCAATTTTTATTCCTCTTGTCACTAAGTTTGATGATCGCGGTTTGCAGGGAGCTCAGAAGGCTTTAGCTAACTTCAATAACTTTGCTGTGGAGGTGGGTAGGGCTGCAGCTGCCGCGATCTCTGCTGTGGCTGTGGTGTCTGTGCGTGAGGCGGCACAGTTTGAGAGCTCCTTTGCGAAGATTCAGGGTTTGGTGGGCCTGTCTAAAGCGGAAACCGATGACCTTGAGGCTGCGGCTTTAGCGTTAGGTCCGGCTTTTGGCACTTCAGCTAATGAGGCTGCCGAGGCGCTGTTCTTCATTACTTCTGCTGGTTTGCGTGGCGCTGATGCAACAGGTGTTCTAGAGGCCGCTGCTAAGGGTGCAGCTATCGGTCTTGGTGACATGAGTGCTTTGGCTAACGCGGCAACAGCATCCATGAATACTTATGGTCCTTCAGTTCTGTCTGGCACTGAAGCTGTGGATGCTCTTGCTGAGGCTGTTCGGCTTGGTCAGTTTGCACCAGAGGAGCTTGCCGCTTCTTTGGGCAGAGTTATCCCGATTGCTGCCGAGCTTGGCATTTCTTTCCAGGAGACCACCGGCTTGATTGCCGGTCTCACTAGGGGTGGCCTAAACGCTTCTGAAGCTGTAACTGGTGTGCGTGGTGCTATGCAGGCGTTTATCAAGCCCACTGAAGAAGCCAAGAAGATGATGGAGCAGTATGGCCTCTCAAGCGAGGAAGTGGCTCAGGGCATTGAGAAGGATGGATTCCTTGCAACGCTCATCAAACTGCGCGGCGCTTTCGGTGACAATGAGGAAGACTTCACTAGGGTCATCGGATCCATTGAAGGGTTGAGCGCTGTCCTCTCTTTGACTGGCGCTAATGTCGCTACCAACACAGACATCATTGCTCAGATGACTGACGGTGTGGGCATCCTGGATGATGCTCTGGCCATTGTCTCCGAGACTTCAGAGTTCAAGTTCAATAAGGCTATGGAAACGGCCAGAAACAGCCTTATCGCTATTGGTGGTGAGTTGCTTGATCGCATCAACCCTTATCTGGAACGGTTTGCTCTTTTCATGGAAGAGAACGGTCCCCAGATTGAGGCAGTGTTTGACACAATCTTTGGCGCTGTTGAAGCGGTAGCGACCAAGATTGGTGAGCTCGCTGATGCTGTCATGCCAGCGATCATGCGACTAATCAATGATGAGAAGTTCCAGGAGAACATCAAGAAACTTGGGGAGAACTTCTTCCTCATCGCAGACCAGGTAATCAGGTTCATTGATTCTGACCTGGGACAGTTCCTTCTGGATCTCACAGGCAAGAGCATCACTGGTGGACTTGAGATTCTCAACGACCAGCTGGAGCGCCTGGCTAATCTGATGTTCGTTGTCAATGAGTCTATGGATGTGTTTGCTGGTAAGAAGCCTTCAGTGGACTTTGAGACTCTTATTGACAGGGCTGGGGCGGCCATCAACATTCGACTTGGTGAGCTTGCACAATACTTCCTGAACCTGCAGGCATCAACCACCATCAATCCCAGCAGGCGTGCTGGTGGTGGGCCTGTGTCTTCCGGCAACTCCTTCCTTGTGGGCGAGATGGGGCCAGAGCTGTTCACACCTTCAGCAGGCGGTGGCAGGATTACCCCTAATGATGCGCTCGGTGGGAACACTTACAACATCACAGTCAACGCTGGTATGGGAACTAACGGCGCTGCGCTTGGGGCTCAGATTGTGTCGGCTATCAAGAAGTTTGAGCGCACTTCTGGTCCTGTGTTTGCGAGCGCCTAATGGCTGTAACAGTTGAGCTTGGACTGTCCAAGTCTTTCACCCTTGACGATCCTGTTGCCGGTCTTATCGGTTCCACTGAGTTCACTATTGGTGGTGTGAGCTTTGAGGATGTCACTTCAAGGGTTAGATCTATCAGTATTGCCAGGGGTAAGAACCGAGACCTGGACCGGTTCAACGCTGGCACACTCAATGTGGAGTTCAATAACACTGACAGGGCTTTTGATCCACTGTTCACTGCCTCACCTTTCGCCGGCAACATTGTCCCCAGGCGTGATGTGCGAGTGCTCGCTGACGGTACAGCACAGTATGTGGGGAAGGTCACTGATTGGAACCTTGGCTATGATGTTTCCGGTCAGTCTGTTGCAGAGTTGCAAGCTTCTGACGGTTTGACTTTCCTTGCACAACAGGTTTTGACGGCTGGGACCGCGACACTGCAATCTTCCGGTGACAGGGTGACAGCTGTCCTGAACATGCCCACAGTGGACTGGCCGGTTTCGGAGCGCAACATTGACACTGGCGCTTCCACACTGGGAGCTGATGTGTTTGAAGGCAACGCTCTCACCTATCTGCAACAGGTGGAACTTTCAGAGGGTGGCCTTCTGTTCATTGACAAGCAGGGCAGAGTGGCTTTCAAAGACCGGCTCTCCACACCGACCACAGACAATGTGACAGTGTTTGCTGATGACGGCACAGGGATTCCCTTTGCGCCAGCACTGGTGGAGTATGGCACTGAGGAGCTTTACAACCAGATCACAGTGTCTTCTAATGCTGGTACTGCAACATCTAATAACGCGCTGTCACAGACTCGCTACGGCATCCTGGATAGGGATGTGCAAACCCTGTTGTCTACGCTGACACAGGTTGAGGATTACGCAGACTTTCTTGTAGGCCGGTATGGGGAACCGGATTACCGGTTTGCAAGGCTGTCTGTGGATATGGCCAATCTGAACAGCTCTCAGAAGGCTGCAATGTTTGGGCTGGACATGGGCTCTGTGATTCAGGTGAAGTTCACTCCTAACGGTATTGGACCAGCCATTGAGCGTTATGGCCTTGTCATCTCAATCAACCATCAGATCTCTGCTGAAGACCACATCATCACTGTGGGTGTGGGGTCACTTCAGACTTCACTGTTCGTCATTGGTGACTCGGTGTTCGGTACAATAGGTGTGGGCGCTCCAGGCGTTCTTGGTTTCTAGGAGGCGTTGAGTTGGCTGGTGCAGGGTTCAAGGTGTTCCAGGATGGGAATGTCCTTCTTGCCTCGGAGGTAAACACCTACATGATGGATCAGATGATTATGGTGTTTGCTTCGGCTGCGGCTAGGGATGCTGCGATTTTGTCC